AAGCCAAACAAGATTTATCTAGTAACTGTCGATCCAACCGCAACAACTGCTGCTGGATGGACTGTAAGGTTGATTAACGACAAGGTTGGATGTCAAGCATCCAGATCCGCAATCTTTACCAACAAGGATGTGTTCTTCCTTTCTAATGACGGGATAAGAAGCGTTGTAAGGTCAGCAGCCGATGACTTTTACACCGTAGGGCCAACTCTTAGCGAGCAGGTTAAGAATGTAATAGCAAGAATAAATAGGGGTTATATTGGTTCTGCAAACGGAGCGTTTCATAACAACAGATATTATTTGGCTCTTCCTCTGGACAACTCAACCACTTGCAATTATGTGCTTGTTTACAACACGCTGTTTGGATCATTTGAGGGCTTGTGGTCAATAGCGGCATCCGCAATGACCAAGACCAACTTCTCTGGCGGGTACTCAGTAAACTGCGTAAAGCTTGCGGTTGGCAGTCCTACAGGACAGGTTGGGCATCTTTACGATTACCTTGATCCAGATTTGCAGGGTGATGGCAACACAGAGTACAAGGACTACGGAACTTCCTATGCGTCCTACGTTGTGACCAAGGCTTACGATTTTGACGATAGGATTTCAAAGAAGTATGGGTCGCACTATGAGATGGAGTATTATTTTTCCACAGCCACCAATTGCACCATAGGTATGAAGCGGGAAACAGACTCCCAATATGTGACAATTGGAACAGCCGTAGACACATCGACCCCAGGAGGATTAACCCTGCCATTCACGCTACCAGCCACGCTTTCGGCTCAGACCTACAACTTTAGGGCTGACAGTCTTAGGTCTTATCAGAAGTGGCGCAATATGAAGTTTAAGATGGAAGCTCCAGGCAAGAAACTTTCCATTAAACAAATTATGATTGCGGCCAATCCAGACACCATTGAGGTGCAAAAGAATATATGACGGCTATTGAGTACATTGAGGAAAGTGGCGTTCCAGAGGCTATGTGGCCTAACCTGGCTGAGTGGTTTGGCTGGTTTGAGAAGCAGGGCATGGTCGGGATTGTTAGGGACGAGGAAGGCATAGCTGGGGTAGCTTTGGCTAGGTGCATAAAGGATGGGCAAAAGGCTGACCATTATGTGCATAGCGAAGAAGGCGAGAATGTATTTGTTGATTTGACTATCTCCTCAAAAGGTGCTAAATCCTTACGATGCTTGCTGTTGCTCTTGGCAGAGCGTTATGGTCCTCGCAAGCGGATCACCTTTAATCGTTCTGGAAAACCAAGGAGTTATGACTATATGAAATTTATGCGAAAGGCTTTACTCTAATGGGTGGCGGTCCTTCTATTCCTGCACCTCCGCCTCCTCCCAACCCGCTTGAGGCTTCGAGGGCAAATGATCTTTTCTATCGTTCCTCATTGGAGACATACATCCAGAAGCAACCAGAAGTAGCTGCCTTGGAGCAACGCCTTCGCGAGAAGTATTCACCTCGCCAGCGTGAACTAGAACGCCAGATGACTGCTCTCGATCTTCAATCAAGCGCGCAGGCAAGCTTGCAGGTTGAGCGTGAACTTGGCCCACAGCGTTCCCTAGAGGCTATGCGCCGTCAGTTTGAAATGTCTCCTAATGCTTTTGCGACTCAACAAGGACTAGGCCAGCAAGCCGCATTGCAATTTGCAAGACTTTATGGCCAGTCTCCAATGGGTGCTGTTCCAGCGAATGTTCAGCAGAATAGCGGAATTGAACAAGTTGATTATCTTCGCGGAATACCTAAAACTGGAATATTCTAATGGCAACAAAACCAGCACCGAAACCAGATCCGAATGCTCCGTTAATCGCAGAAATACAATCATACGGTCTTGATCCAAAAACGTATTACGTTGAAACAACCAAACAAGTTCCTGTAATCAAAAATGGGAGAGCAGTAATTGTAAACGGGAAACCATTAACCCAAAAAGTTGTAGGCAAAACATACAATATTGAGCAGGCAAAAGCAGATTATCAGTTTAACACGCCTAAACTTGAGGATAAGCCAGCAGAAACATTTACACAGGCTGTAAACAATTATTATGCAGCCGTTGCAAAAGTTGGACAGATTGGCGCAGAAAACTTAAATGACAAGGATAAGGCAACTCTTCGCGCACTGGGGCGTTCTATACGCGATTTTGATTCGCCATCACTTGGTGCGAATGCAAAGCAAATTATTCAAAATACAAATGATGTTGAAAGTGCGATCAATGATATCTACAACCAGGCAGACACTCTACGGGTTCAGCAGTTAAGAACTGCAGGTTTTGCGGCAGACGGAAAAACAAAATTAAGTCTTACTGGAAAAGAAAAAGAAGCGGCGAGGGGAAGATTAACAACTGAAGAGGATGCACTCCGCAGACTTGTAAGCACATCCAATCAAGCAATTCCGAAACTTCAAGAGTCGCTCACAAGATATGGACTCGGAGATATTGTTAAGCTATCTGGAGCAACAGATAAAATTTCACAACTCGATACTGGACTTGAAGCATTAAGAGGAGATAAAATTTTTGGAACTGGATCTCTTGCTGGGAAGCTTTCAAGCCAGTTGACTGACGATCAAATTGTTTCAGATATCAATACTGCTCGCAGAAATGAGTATAAAAAACTTTCTGATCTTGGAACTGCCGCAGTTACAGATTTGCAAAGTCAACTCACTCAAGCAAAAACACAATCTGCTGGACTTACGGGAAGGCAAAAATCCGATGCGGATTCAATAATTTCAAAACTAGAAACACAGCTTGTTGAGGCACAAAAAGATCAGGTAGAGGCTAATAATCTTTTTCAAAATTATGTTCCAATATCTGGCGAGCAAGCCACTGGTGCAATATCGCAGTTTAGAGAATCCCTACGCCTTCCAGAAGAACGTACACTAAGACAGATTGATGAGATTGATCCTACGATTGGCGCGACTGTTCGCGGTCTTTCCAAGCAGTACCAGACGATGGCTGAAACTCCTCTTGAGGCAACGACCAGCCCAGAGACAGAAGCCTTTAGGCGTGATGTTGAACAACGGATTGCTAGTCAAGTTGCGCTAGGCTCACAGCTTGGCGCGGAAGAGCAGAGGCAATACCAGCAGGCTGCAAGGGCAGCACAGACTGCCAGAGGCAATATCTTTGGTGTTGCACCAGCCGTAGAGGAAGCAGTCACAACTGGATTGGCTGGGGAGCAAAGACTTCAGGCTCGCCTCGGTGCAGCCCAAGGATTCTTGGCTTCTGGTCAGAGCATGTCAGACGCAATTGCGCGTGACGTTGGATTGCGTAACGCCCTTACTCAATCTCGCCTCGGCGCGGCTCAAGGCTTTATTGCAAGTGGTCCTACAATGTACAACTTGGCCTCACAGCGTCTTGGCGCACAGCAAGGTCTGTTAAACAATTACTTGGCTGCCTCCGCACCTCAAACTACTGGTGGCTTCCAAGCCACGCCTTCAGCGGCTAATCCGTATGCCTATGTCAATCCTAACGCTGGATTCATTGGCGCGCAAAATGCGGCTGGGATTTACAATACGTTGGCGGATTATCAAGCTAAAACATATGGTGCTAATGTTGGCGCACTTGCCAGCCAGCCAAGCGGAGCGCAACAGTTTGGCGCAATTGCTTCTGGTATTGGTTCGCTTATACCAAACATAAGCATTTAAGGAGATTTATGGGTAAAATAAATTTAGATTTGGCGGCAATGTTTCCACAGACTTTTGGCGATAAAGACGCATTGCGTAGGGCTGCAACTGCCGAACAACTCCAGAATGCTCAATTGCAAAGATACCAGCAAGAAGAGCAGATTCGCCAGCAAACACAGCAAAGGCAGGTTTTGCCATTTGAAGATTTCAAGATTGATGTTAACGGAGAGCAGATCCCATTTAAGGCACTTCCTCCAGAGCAGAAGGCTCAGTGGGCTAAACAACGTCAAGTCGATTGGGAGTTGGAGCAATCCAGAAAGTTTACAAAGCACCAAGCAGATATGGCGAAAGCCGAAGTTGAGCTTGAAACAAATCTTCAAAAGAAGAGGGATATTGAAGCCTCTCAAGCTGGTGGAAAT